GCTCAGGCTGCAGGATTTTATGAGCCTCAGGATATGGACAGGCTGCGACAGCAGTATGACATACTTGAACAGGCGCGAGTCGCAGCTGACGAACGTCTGGACCTTGCCATGAAACAACATGCTGAAGCTGAAAAGCAGTTGAAAAGTGGCGTCACCGGTGCAATTCTAAGAAATTTGGAGAGTGCTAGTGACAAGATCGTCGACTCAACGGTCAAGGTGGCTCACGGAGCTTCAGAAGCAGCTACCGAAGTTAAAAATAAGCTTTATGAAACTGTGAACGCAGTGAAGGTTAATGCGTGCTCTCTTCAAGAGAGTGCACAAAACTTTTTGGAGACTAAAGCCAACGAGTGTTACGACTCATGGACTTTCAAAACGATTAAGTTCATCCTGTTAGCAATATCAGGACTTGCAACTCATACGTCCACATTTGGACCGCTAGAATCATTGGCGGTGGTTCAATTGATGGGAATTCAATTCTTTGATTTCTTCCGAGGGTTTGCGATACTCGAAGGTTTGGTCTATGTGTGCCTATACAAAGATTGGTACACCCCACTTGTGTTCTTGGTGTTACTTGTGTTCGTGCCAGCCCCAACAATAATATTGTACGCGGGTTTTTGCTTGTTACGCCTGAGGATCTTGGGTGAGGCTCTGGCCAAATTGCATGCGAGGGTTAAGCTTCTGTTGCAAGGAGTTCAGCCGGTACAGAACACAATTGTCCCTGAGGCAAGAAGGCTCCCGTCTGGGTTTGTAGAGGGAGTCGCTGTCCGGGAGACAGTGCCGTTACGTGAGGCCGCTGTTTTAGTGGCCGAGACCACCCCAACCGCGCGAGTGGAAGGGGTGGTTGTCCGTGAAGCGCGCGTGGAGGGCAGCATGATTCATCAGGTTGCTCCTTCGCGATATATTGCAGGTGTGCATCGTGCTAAAACGGACTCTTTTGTTGGCTTGATTTGGCGTTATCGTGATTGGTTAATCACTCCAGTGCATGTGTTGCTGGATGGAGGTGATTTTATCAAGACACGCCAGGGTTCTTTTGTGCTTTTGCCAAAGAACGGTTGGAAAATAAATCTTATGGCTGATGTGGCCGCTGTAAAGTGTTCGCAGAAATACATGAGTACAATCCAATTGGGCATGGCGAAGGGAGTTTCGCTGCCCCGCAAGTTAATGAATGTGAGTTGCATCGAACTTGACACCGCGGCGTGCGGTTCAATTTTGGCTGTCACAAAACATGCTCCATATTCTTTGTTGCACAGTTGCTCAACGACAGGTGCGGGTTCGAGTGGAGCTCCCCTTGTCAATGAATCGGGAAACGTTGTTGCCATGCACATTGGTGCGATGGTTGAGAGTGAGGTGAACACTTGCGTTTTCCTGGTCCCGATTTTTCGAAACTGGGGCATTCTTGAGGTCCCTGTAAATGGGAGCTCTCCTCGTCGCGAAAGTTACGGGGAAGATGGTGACAATTCTAACTCTGTTTATTCGGAGGAGGATGAACGTGAACGGCGTGCCGAAAGGCAGGCTGAGCGTGATGAAGAGGAGCATCTTCAAGCTCAACAACGGTACCAGGAGAGGTACCGGGGCAACTATGCGCAAAGGGAGGAAGGCGATGAACCAGAGGACCGAGCCCCTCAGACGGAAGAGGAGGAGGCCAGGGACTACTTTGCGGCAACAGGCCGTCTCACGATCGATGAAGGAACGCGAGAATTTGAGCTGCATTATGCCGAAGTGCTAAACAAGGCAAGCAGGCAGTCAGGTGCGGCCGAGACCTTTACATCTGGAAAAGGTGTTGGGAAACGAAAGCACAAAAATGAGAGCGCGGTTGAAACTGTTGAATCAGAAGCCCGTTTAAACGGGGAGACGGCACCAGCGATGGTGCCGGCCTCTGGCAACAGTATGCAAACTACTCCGAAGGATCCCCAACCCAAATTGCCGGCTTTATCGGAATTGGTGTATGTCGTGGGTCAAGCGTTGGCAACGCAGGAGGGGCAACGATTAATGTCCCAAGCGCTAGCCACTGTCGATCCGGAGTCCCTGAGGCGCTCGTCAAACCCATGGAAGAGTTCCTTGAACTCGCGAGTGGCTTTGCATTCCCTCCGGGGGGGCGGGCCACCACCCGTACAGGCATCACCAATACGTACAATGGTGACAGTCAACACTGGTGGAAAAGTGAATTCCACGACCCAAGGGAACCATGTTGTTCCCCAGGTTGCGGGGCAGAACTCATCTGCCCCCGTCCAGCATGCGGAAGTGCCTATGCTGGCACGGGAGTCCAAGGCAGCAACACCGAATGTAGCTGCCCTAATTGCCGGAGACAAGGTAAAGTCCCGGTCTGCCAGGAAACATGCCGCACAGAGAGCAAAGAAACGTCTGTTGAAAGCACAGGGGGGCCCAGTCCCTCTTGTTCAGGGAGCAATCCCGACGCAGAGCAAGCGAGCTGCAAAGCGCGCTGCGAAGGCGGCGAAACAACAGGCGGCTCCTGTGCCCCAGGTGAATCAGTTGGCGCCAGTTGCCCAGCCAGTTGCAAAACTGAGCAAAGCAGCGCGACGCCGGCAGAACCAGAAGGCGAAAAGTGCGGTGGCGAAGCAGGTGCCACCGCCACCGAATCCGTTGGGAAACCGCCGGGCCAGACGGGCTGCCCAAGCCCTCCTCAAGATACAATCTGGAGAGGCTCCGGCGTCCATGGCCAAGTGGGCCGAGCAAGCCCTCCTCAAGGCGAAAGCTGGAGGGGCTACGGGGCCCTTTGGGCGCAAAACGCCCATGCCAAAAGGCAAAGGTATCCTAAAAGTTCAGTTGGGGCCGGGTGCGGCCCAGCAGGACGTCGGGTTCAAAAAGGCGATACAGAGACAAGGAATGAGCTTACCCGTAAAGGGTGGGTTTGTATTCCGGGAATCGACCAAGATGAATGGTGGTGCCCAGGAGTTCAAGTGGCCAGAAAACCCGTTGTTGGATTGGCCGGCTCCGGAACCACTCAGCCCGACCTTGTTTCCATCGTGGGAGCTACCCCCAGCGCAGGACGGCTTTCGGATGTGGTGCATCGACAATCTCGATCATCTAATTTGGGGCAATACAGCGGTGAGGGATCAGCTATGCAATGCGATAGCGAGCTTCCAGGAGTTCTTGGCTCCACCGATGTGGACCCCGCCTATGTTGCCGCTGGATTGGACGGAATGTGGTCCGATGGGGACCGCACAGCCCATCACTGGGGGATACGGACAATATCTGTCCCATGGCTCAAGCAGTGTGAGCGGACCGAACGACCAGGGCGCACCCGCGCCGAAGCTTTAAGCGCGCTTGTATCTAGTTATCCCATGTGGGCCTTGCAGCCACACATGAGGGCAGATGCGAGTGATTATGTGATTCGTGCGAAAATTGAGAAATTAATTGACGTAATTCCAAACACTAGCACGCCAGGGTATCCCTTCCAGTGTACCGGTGCTTCGACCAACGAAAAGTTGAAGCTGAGGTATAGGGAGGAGATTATCCAGGCTGTGATGAAGGTTTTTAAGTTTTATAGGAGTTGCACTCCCGAGGAATTTAGATCTAACCCCCTCAAGAAATTGCAGGATGGGTTGAGGTATCCGTACATCTTTAGTGTAAAGAAAGAAGCACACAAGCGTGAGAAAGTTAAGTCTGAGAAATGGCGTATCATCATTCCAAGTGGCATCGTCAACCAGCTCGTTGAGCGTATGATCATTTGTGGGTTTCAAACTTCCCTTGATGAAAATTATGGGAAAACCCAGCAAGCCACGAAAATTGGCTTTGATGATGAGGGCCACCAGATTGTTGGTCGCATGTATGAGGAGAAAACCAAATTGCACGGTTTCCCCGGTGTTGGCAGTGATGCAACCGGGTGGGATG